TTAATATCGTGCGCCCCGTTGCCCTCCTTCGTCCGCCTCGATGGACATCCGGCAATGGCCGGCTCCGAAAACGCCGTCCAGGCAGATTTCCAACACGCGCCCCATGCGGCTACCGGCGGCGGACGCCTTGCCTACGCGACTGGAAACCGTTTCGTCGGGGTCGCCGCCGGTCAGGACGGACAGAAATTGGTCTAGGCCGAGCAGGACGTTCCAGCAGTAGCGTTCAAGCTTGTTGCTCATAACTGAAAGACTCCATCCTTCAGTTGCTGCAAGCGCTCGTCGGTGGCGAGGTAGTTCTTTTCCCGCAGCATCCGCAGGGAACTTTGCGTGAGCGGAGCGGCCATATCCACGTAGCCGACGGCCCGGATGAAGGCCCACATGCGCTTGACGTCGCTGTCCGTGGCTTCGGCGACCAGGACGGCGTCCAGTTCGTCCTGGTTGAAAAGGCGCATGAACTCGGCCGGGGTGAAGCGGACACTGGCGGGCGACCGTACCGAAGCCGGAGGGGCGGCCGTCCGCGTTACGACCTCGGACCATGTCGCCGGCGCGAACAGCGTGTGTTGTTGGCCATCCATCTCGACGACTGCCGTCGAGTAGCCCTGGAACGCCGGGCGCACGACCGCGCAGGCATCGTGCCCAGAGATGATGCGGATCTCGTCCGAACCGATGGTCACGGTCGCGTCGTTGCCTCAGGGATCATGATGCCGAGGGCGGCCAGGAAATCCCGGGACTCTGCCGACAGAGGTTTGTATAAGAAGTGATCATGCCACCCACCCCATTTGAGCAAAGGATTTGGCCTGGGTTGAACCGGGACCTCCAGACCCGCCGTTGACACAGTGCGGCCCAGTCGCCACGCTCGCGGGACCTCCGTTGGCCGTCATGGCTCCGGCGTTGCTGTAGGTGCCATCGTAGAAGAAGTTAATAGATCCACCGCCGGAGCTGCCACCTCCCGCGCTGGTATTAGAGCCATAAGGTGCTCCACCAACCAATCCATTTGCCGTTAATTGAGCGCCGGCAGCGATTTCAACATTTCCTCGGCCAATATTGATGAGGACCCCACCAGTACCATCAGCACCGTTACTACTGGGACCATTGTTCCCCGTGCCGCCGGGATTTCCCGCGCCTCCCCCGACAGTGTTTACGCTGGCGTCAGGCGAGGCTATCCCCCCCCCTCCACCATATAAATCGGGGCCGGCAACACACCGAGACTGAGCCGCTCCCGCACTACCAGCTCCGCCACCCCACGGCCTGCCTGGAGCTCCATCCGCCGATGAGCCGGCGTAGGCCACACTGCCACTCGCGCCTCCTCCGGTACCCCCATTCGTGCCGCTGAGTCCGGGTGCCCCCGCTATATATGTAGTGGATTGAAATCTTCCCTGACCGCCAAGCCCGCATCCGGCGGCGGAGAGGATAACGCTCCCGTAAGATACCCAGGTCGCCCAATCGCACGACACATCACCGAGGCCGTGCAGACGATCCACGTAAAGATTGGGGTCGAAGATGCAGTACCCGGTGGACTTGATCCAATCCAGGAACTCCTTGTAGCTCGTGCCTTTTCCGCTGAAGGTGATCTGCGCCGGGACAAAGAGGTCCCGAACTACCCACTTGCTCGATCCGGCAGCACCTCTCGCCGTCATGATCATGGCCCCGGCCGCTCCCATGGTCAGAGTATCCCACAGCGGCATGAATCCACGGCACCGACTGGTCACGGAGAGCGGGGCGTTGACGGTCAGGTTGCGGGCCCGCAGGACCTGGATGGGGCCATCCAGACTGGATGCGATATTCGTGGTCGCATTGATCGTCAGATCGCCGTTGGCATCACAAAGGGGATGATAGTTGTAGAGAGCGAAGAAGTTGGCCAGCTTGGGGCCGGGCGTCCATACCCTGGTCCAGGGCAGGGGATCGCGGAATCTCGTTATACCCATGGCTACCCCTCATCTCCCGAGGCCAGAAACGACACCGCCGCCACGTTGGAGCGCGCCCGCAACTTGTCCGGCGTGTCGCTTGAGGCGATGCAGACCTTGGTGTCGATATGGATGGATTCGCCGGGTGCCAGCGACGCCATGAGGATGGTGGCCAGAATCGTGTCATCGGCGGTCGTGAGCGTCACGACCACGTCGGCGGTTGCCGCCGGGTCGGTGTTGCAGACGATCAGGCCGATCACGGCCACCTCAAGGCTTGGCGTCGGCACGACCAAGTCGGTGGCCACGCCGGCCTCCACGCTCGCTAACGGCCAGGGTTTCAGCGCCATACTCCCGTCCTCCTACCCGACAATGATGGCCAGCCGCCTGGCCTTGGACATATTGCCGACCGGGCCGGCCGGGCCGACCTCGCCCCGGAGGCCGGTGACGGCCGTGGTCACGCGCAGGCCGAACAGGACGTTCCAGCAGTAGCGTTCAAGCCTGTTGCTCATAACTGAAAGACTCCATCCTTTAGTTGCTGCAAGCGCTCGTCGGTGGCGAGGTAGTTCTTTTCCCGCAGCATCCGCAGGGAACTTTGCGTGAGCGGATCGGCCATATCCACGTAGCCGACAGCCCGGATGAAGGCCCACATGCGGCGCACGTCGGTGTCCGTGGCTTCGGCGGCCAGGACGGCGTCCAGCTCGTTTTGAGTGAAAAGGCGCATGAACTCGGCCGGGCTAAACCGGGCTTGCGCTGGCGGATTGTCGATGTCATCACGCCAGGCGCTGATGGCTTCGAGAGTCGACGGGTTGAACAGGACGTGGCGCTGTCCCGAAGCGTCCTCGTAGACCACGGTCGGATAGCCCTGGATATTGGACATAAGCGCCACGGCCGTCGCGTGATCGGTGATGACATCGCCGGGTACAGGGTTGGCGGTCTGCCAGAGGGCCAGTAAGTTCCGGCTGGCCGCGACCAAGTCGGAATGGAGTAAAAAGAGCCCTTGTGCCATATATCACCACCCCATTTGGACGAACGTTTTTATTGATGTTGCCCCGGCACCGCCATTTCCGCCGGCCGGACTGCCAGACCCTGCGGATCCGTTGGCCCTGATCGTCCCAGAATTCGACAAGGTACCACCGTAATACAGGCCCACAAAGCCGCCGCCGGCTTGGCCATAACCGGAGGAGGAGAGGTATGCTGTGGCGTCGGCAGAGAGTACCGCTCCTGTGGTTATGGTGACGTTGCCCCGGCAGATGATCAAAAGGATTCCGCCCCCGTACAACGCCGAATACTGATCGGCGTCGGGATGATAGGCGTTGTCCTCAGCCATCTCCGATCCGGCTCCCCCACCCCACATTTGCCCAGGAGCCGAAAATCCGTTTGAGGAGATGTACCCCGCGCCGGATGCGTATATCCCACCGCACCCGCCCCCTCCTGGAGCGGAGAGTCCTGCTCCCCCCGGGTTCCCCGCAATCTGGGATGCGGCTTGGGAGTACCGCGCCCCCCTGGCTCCCCGCCCCGATGCTGTAATGAGGTTTGTCCCACGACCAGCCCAGGAGACATAATCCGCAACGACGTCTGGCATGCCGGCCGGAGGTGCAGCAAAAAGGTTGGGGTCGAAAAGGCAGTACCCTGTTGCCTTGACCCAGTTTAAAAACGCCTGCGGCGAAACGTTTACCCCCGTAAAAACCATGCTTGTGGGAATGATCAGGTCCTGTTTTGTCCATTTGGACGACCCGACCGGGCCCTTGCCCGTCATGGACAGGCCGCCAGCGGACCCCATGGTCAGCGAGTCGCACAGGACGACGAGCCCCCGGCACCTGTTGGTCACGGTGAGCACCGCGTTGACCGTCAGCGCGCCGTACCGGACGACCTGCATAGGGCCGTCAAGAGTTGTGGGATTTGTCGTGGCCGACGCAATCGTCACATCACCCTGACTGCGGTACAGCGCAAAGAGATTGGCGATATTGGTCAAGGGGATCGTTTGCCGCCAACCCTTCGGATAATGCACCCCCATGGCTACCCCTCGTCTCCCGAGGCCAGAAACGACACTGCCGCCACGTTGGAGCGCGCCCGCAGTTTGTCCGGCGTGTCGCTTGAGGCGATGCAGACCTTGGTGTCGATATGGATGGATTCGCCGGGTGCCAGCGAGGCCATGAGGATGGTGGCCAGGATCGAGTCTGCGGCATTGGTGAGCGTCACGACCACGTCGGCGGTTGCCACCGGGTCGGTGTTGCAGACGATCAGGCCGATCACAGCCACCTCAAGGCTTGGCGTCGGCACGACCAGATCGGTGGCCACGCCTGCCTCCACGCTCGCTAACGGCCAGGGTTTAAGCGCCATACTCCCGTCCTCCTACCCGAAAATAATGGCCAGCCGCCTGGCCTTGGACATATCGCCGGCCGGGCCGACCTCGCCCCGGAGGCCGGCGACGGCCGTGGTCACGCGCAGGCCGAACAGGACGTTCCAGCAGTAGCGTTCAAGCTTGTTGCTCATAACTGAAAGACTCCATCCTTTAGGTGCTGCACGCGCTCGTCGGTGGCCAGGTAGTTCTTTTCCCGCAGCATCCGCAGGGAATTTTGCGTGAGCGGATCGGCCATATTCACATAGCCGACGGCCCGGATGAAGGCCCACATGCGCTTGACGTCGGCGTCCGTGGCTTCGGCGGCCAGGACGGCGTCCAGCTCATTTTGAGTGAAAAGGCGCATAAACTCGGCCGGAGTGTACCGGGTTTGCACAGGAGGGGTGTCGATCCCTTCGCGCCAGGCGCTGATCGCTTCCAGGGTCAACGGGTTGAACAGGCAATGCCGTTGCCCCTGGGCGTCCTCGTAGACAACGGCCGGATAGCCGGCGAATTGCGGCATGAGCGCCACGGCGGCCGCGTGATCGGTGATGACATCGCCGGGTACAGGGTTGGCGGTCTGCCAGAGGGCCAGTAAGTCCCGGCTGGCCGCGACCAAGTCGCAATGCAGCAAGATAAGTCCTTGAGCCATATCGCCTCTATGCTGCCCAGCCCATCTGGGCAAAGTTTTTTTCAGTTATTGGGGCCGCTCCGCCCGGTCCTCCATAGTACCCATTTAAGGGGACGGAATACCCACCGTTGGCGGTAGCCGTTCCGGCATCGGTTTTGGTGCCTCCATAAATGCAAATGTTCGCGCCAGCACCAGAACCACCATCACCGGCAGAGTAGCCACTCACCCCATTGGTGGAGCGCACGAAACCGGCAGCCAATGTGATGTCGCCTCTGCATACGATGATAAGATTCCCGCCAACACCCCAGGTCACCCCATAACAATCCCCGGGCAGCCCATAAGCGCCGTATCCATTGGCTGCCTGACCGCCGCGTCCGCCGCCCCATGGATAGCCGCGCTCCCCCCGTCCGCCGATGCTGGTCGAGGTAGGTTGCACGAAAGCCGCCGCGCTCGCGCCGCTGCCCGGCCCCTTGGCCCCAGCATTCCCCGTTGCCCCGTGCTGTCCGGAGGGTTGGCCGGCGGTTAAGGAGTTGGGCGCGGTGGCGGCGCCACAACCGGCGGCGGAGATCAACGTCAGGCCTGGGTCCAACGTGGCGACACAGTCGGCCATGGCGGCATCAGGGTATTGCCAGAATACCGGGTCACCAAGGAAAGTTCCTGTTTTGCGAATGCAACCCAGGACGTCTTGTTGATTGATTTTGCTGGCTTGTAGCACGATGCTGTTGGGAATGGTCACATCGTACAATGGCCAGGGGAAATTCGGGATGGCTCCCTTGGCATACATCGCAATGCTGCCGGCTGCTCCGCCAATGAGCGAATCGCAGAGAATCATCAACCCGCGACATCTGTTGCTCGCGGTGAGCGCCGCATTGACAGTCAGCCTGCCAAAGCGGGCAACCTGAATCGGACCATCCAGTGTCGTCGGAATGCTGGTGGCATTGGCAATCGTTACATCCCCTTGGCTGTCGTAAAAGTCAAAGAGCCTCGGCCCGACCGGTAATGTCGTCTGCCACCCCGGATAGAAGCGAACCCCCATGGCCTACCCCTCATCTCCCGAGGCCAGAAACGACACCGCCGCCACGTTGGAGCGCGCTCGCAACTTGTCCGGCGTGTCGCTTGAGGCGATGCAGACCTTGGTGTCGATATGGATGGATTCGCCGGGTGCCAGCGACGCCATGAGGATGGTGGCCAGGATCGCGTCTGCGGCATTGGTGAGCGTCACCACCACGTCGGCGGTTGCCGCCGGGTCGGTGTTGCAGACGATCAGGCCGATCACGGCCACCTCAAGGCTTGGCGTCGGCACGACCAGGTCGGTGGCCACGCCGGCCTCCACACTCGCTAACGGCCAGGGTTTCAGCGCCATGCTCTCGTCCTCCTACCCGAAAATGATGGCCATCTGTCTGGCCTTGGACATATCGCCGACAGGGCCGGCCTCGCCCCGGTCGCCTTTGTCCCCTTTGTCGCCCTTGTCTCCCTTTTCGCCTTTCTGGCCGGTTGCCCCTTGCGGGCCGGTCACGGCCGTGGCCACGCGCAGGCCGAGGACCACGTCGCATGGCGAATTGGGGATGGCCACGAAGCGCACGATGCTGCCGCCGAAGGGATCGGTCACAGTCAGGCTGTAGGCGCTGCCCTCGCTGCCGAGCGCATTGGGGAACAGCTCCAGGACCGCTTCGCCCTGGGCGTCGGTTGCGGCCTCGGCCGGGCCGAGCGTCACGTCCTGGCCCTGGTAGCGTTCCTGGCAGGTCAGGACGGCCTTGACCGCCGCGCCGGGCACGCCCTGGCCTTTTGTGTCCTGATAATGGACCGTGACAGGCACGGTGGGGATGGCGCTCATGCCGTGGCCTCGGCCTTGGGCCAGACAATGGCCTCGCGCACGGCCTGGACGGCTTCGGGCGTCGCGGCCTCCCGGACCTTTTTCTTGGCGGCCAGGCGCGCGGATTCGATGGCCGCGCCCATGGTGTGCCAGGCTTGCGACATGGCCAGGATGGTCTCAGCCACGGCTTTGGCTGTGTCGGCGGTGATGCCCACCTCGCCGGCGATGAGCGGATAGGCGGCCGGATCGGGATTTTCCGCCGCCAGGAACGCCGAGGCCTGCGCTTCCTTGGCCAGGTAGGTCATGGCCCGGCCCGGGGTGAGGCTCATGTAGGGCGCAAGCAGCGCGTCGGCCTGGGCGTCGATGGCGTCCTCGGCGGCGGCGCGGATCACGGCCATGTCCGGTTGCCAGGAGGCCGAGGCGACGTCCCAATTGTAGGCGCGGCCGGGCGGCGGCGTGCGCGTGTAGCCCTCGGGAATCGGTCCCACGGCCCGGATGGCCAGGGCGCTGCCATCGGCGGTGGCGTAGGCGGTTTGCCCCCGATAGTCCTCTTCCACGCGCCAGGTCTGGCCGTCGAAGACCGCCGCCTGGCCGTCGCCGGTCGCGGGCGGCGGCGTGGCCGTGCTCCCGGCCGGGAACAGGTAATTGGGGCTGCCGTCCGGGTTTTGCGGTCGGGCCGGGGACACGCGGGCTTCGGTTTCGCCCAGGAGCACGCCCTGGGCGTCGCACAGATACAGTTTCACGGCCTACCTCCAGCGTATGATGAACATGACGTTCGCGTTTTTCATGCGGGTTTCCGAAGCGGCGGGCACGTTGGCCAGGGCCGACGCGCCGTTCTTGTCGCTCGTCACCTGAAAATCCTTGGAATAGTAATTGTACGGGCCGTTATCCCAGGCCTGCACGTCCACCACGCCGGTCTGGCCGGCGGCGGTGCCGACCGTGCCGCCCAAGGGGTGGTTGTGCTTTTTGACGGCGTCGGCCTGGGTGGAGCCGACATGGTCGCCGCCGGTGCGCAGGGCCGCGTCCGGGTCCAGGCCACGTCCGTGGTCCCAGCCGCGAAGGGCCAGGCCGCGCAGGTCCGGCAGCCGAAAGTAGCTGGTGGGGGCCGTGCCCCAGGTGGTGCCGATAACGGCGTAGAGCGCCGTATAATCGACGATGGGCAGCGACGATCCGTCGCATTCCAGCCAGTCGCCGCTGGCCGGCAAGGTTTCGTGGGGCCATACCCGTATCTCGCCCACCTCGCTTGCGCCGGACAGCAGGTTGATGGCCTGGCGCAGCTGGTCGTAGTCGCCCTTGACCGGCGCGATGCCGGCGGCCTCGATGGTGCGCGTCAGGTTTTCCTGGACGTCGTTGAGCCAGGCGGCGGAAACGACCGTGGCCATCTGCGGGACGGTCGGGTCGCCCTCGGTGAAAAGACTGTTTACGGCTCCGGGGCCGTCTATGCGGTGCATTGCGATTATCCTCCGTAGGCAAAGTGGACCATGGTGTGGGCTGGTGCGGCGTTGCGGATGGCGCATTCCAGGAGCTGGTTGCTCCAGCTGACCAGCGGCTCGCCCGCGCCGGACACGCCGGCGCGGAAAAGCGTTGTCGGCTCGCCCGAGGCGTGGACCATCCAGACGAATTGCCAGGGCGCGCCCTGGGCCAGCGACTGCCCGGCGCGCCAGCCGGCGGCAAAGAGCGCCTCATAATTGGTGATGCGCTCCCCGGCGTGGGAGAAGCCGGCCCGAAACGGGTCGAACTCCTCGATGGTGACGGCGTAGCCGAGTTGCCCGGCCAGCCAGATGAAATAGGCCCGGTTGATGGCCGCCCGTTCGGTCAGGGCGATGGCCAGCAAGGCCAGGCGCTCTTGCAGGAGCAACCCCTGTTGGCGACAATCGCCGGGCAGGCCATAGACGCGCTCGTAATCCTCCAGCCATTCGAGGGCCGCCAGCGGCGTGAGGCCGCGCAACGGGTCGAGGCTGACCAGCAAGGCCGTATCCAGCGCCGCGCCCTCGGCTATCAGTTCCGGCTCGATGCGCCCGGTCGGGGCGTAGATTTCCGGCAAAAGCGCCTGGAGCAGCGCCGCATGGCCGGCCATCACAGCGCCTCCGCTTCGACCAGGCCCAGGCGCGGCCATTCCAGGCGCGTGGCGTCCACCACGGCCACGAAGTTGGCCTGCGGCACCTTCACCTGCCGGTCGATGACGCCGGGCAGGCTGGAGGACACGGCCTCGATCTTGGAGCGGTAGACCACGCCGCCGGGCGGCAGATCGGCCAGGGCGGCCTCCAGCGCGTCCTGAAGCTGGGCGGTGTATAGGGCCAGGGTGGTGACCGAGGCGTCCAGTCGCACAGCCACCTTCACGGCGACATCGACGGGCGTTGGCGACAGCACCCAGGCGTCCTTGCAGGCGGCCGGGCGATGCACGTCCACCACGGCCTGGGCGGCGGCGATGGCCGAGGGTGTGGCCGGGCCGTCCGGGCCGAGCACGGCCACGTCCACCGAGCCCAGGTCGCGCCTGTTCGGGAAGGTCCAGGCCCGGGAGATGCCGGCCACGGTCAGCGCCCAGCGCCGGTAGTCGTAGGCGTTGCCGCCGCCCGGCGGGTGCCGCATGTAATCCAGCAGCCGGGCCAGCAGCTCGGCGTCGGTCTCGGCGGCCAGACCGCCGGAAAGGGTTAGCCCCGCCTGGGACAGCACGCCTTCCGGGGCCTGGACGAACAGCACCGGCTCGCCGGCAAAGGTGGGCATGACGCCGGCCTTGGCGGCGGCCACAGGGACGACCACGCGGCCGTCCGCGCCGATGACGGCCTGGGCGGTCGTCTGGAAGGTCAGGCCCGTGGCCAGGTGGCGCACGGATTCGCCCGAGGCGATGACCGCGCCGGGCGTGCCTTGTACGACCAGGTCGCCGCCGGCAGCGATGGCGGGCTTTCGGGTGATGCCGCGAAGCGCGGCGTGCCGCTCCAGGTATTCCGGGTCGGCGGTATCGGGCAGCACCTGCCGGGCGATCCACAGCTGGTGCTGATAGAGGCCGTCCACGGCGGCGGCCACGGCCGTGCCGCGAATGGAGAAATCGCTGTCCGCGTCCGTGGCCGCGTCGGGAAGCTGGTTCTTGATGTCGCGCAGATACGCGGCGCGGATGTCTTCGAAGCTGGGAATGGTGTACATGGTCAGGCCACCTGCACCGGATGTTGAAAGGTGACCTGCCGGCCCAGGGCGTCCACAACGGTGATGCGGAGCAGACAGCGGCCGTCATGCGGCTGTTCGCTGATCACGTCGATGGAGCGCGCCCGTCCGTCGTCCAGGAGTGGTTGCAGGGCCGCGGCGGCATATTGGCGGGCCAATACGCCGATGCGGGGCAGGTCCTTGGAGCGCGCCAGCTCATGCAAACGCGACCCGATGGAAGGGTCCGCCCACCAGGAGCCGAGCGGTGTCGCCAAACGAATATAGACGGCGTTGCCCAGGTGGTTTATCCTGGTCTGTGAATACTCGCCGGTATATGGATCAATGCCTTTGTCGATGCCCATGGCCGCCACCATAGTGGCGGTGCGGGGTGGTGGGATAGGTGAAGGGGTTCAGGAAGTGAAAAAATACAATACGAAGTGGGGTTATTTAATATAAATGAAAAGGTGAAAACGTAGAATCAACTGTCTGATTTTTTTGACTTCAGGTTTTTTTCTTTTATGGCTTTCGCAACACGTTCTCTATAGATTGTCAACATTTGCGCAAACATAATAACACCCCAGCTTTCACGTATGGCGATACTTGAAACTGAAAATATGACAAATCTCCAAAAAAAATTACTAATAACACTTAAACCAACTAACACCCAAAGTATAAGCGCAACAAGAATAACTAGTATTGCCCGTTGGACGCTAAAAACATAACCAGTTATTCCCTCTTGATGGTATTTTGAAAGTTCATCCAGTTCTGCCGTAGTTAGTAAAGCTGTTATATTTCCAGACCATGCGAATGTAATCCCTGCCAAAATTCCCACAAATGGGATGATTATGTTTTTTGCTGAATCAACGATACAGTTGTCTAAGAATAATGAAGCTAGTAGCCCAACTAAGACATGAAGAATGAGCCAACGGTCTACGAAGACTTGAATTCCTGCTCTTCGTTCTCCATTTTTACAAAATAGCCACTTCCAAAAACTCGGCGGCTTATTCATCTTCTACTCCCCTGATGGACTTATATTTATCCCGTAGTGCATTCAGTAGCTGTATCAGCTCTTGCTTATTTTTTGCATGGACCTCTTCAATGTCAATATTTGCGATATTAAACTTACTTTTTAGTTGTATCTTCTCACTTCTAAGCTCAGGGGTCTTTTGCACCCTTGCAGACGCATCCGATCCAGTTGCCGCTGCTGCATGAGTTAACTCTATCAATGGTTGACTTTTAAGCCCTTCTTCCGATCGCACCCCCGCTGTACTTGTTTCACCATCTGTTTCTTCAAGAAAGTTTTGCAACGGTTTTTCAAGCATTTCATTGAAGTCAAAAGGATTCTTACGGAAAAAAGTTACATCAAATTCAGTTATCTTAAAAGCAGATGAAAGGTGTTCAATGAAATCAATTGGGTTAGGGATGGGGTCTACTTGGCATCTGCACAGTTTAAAAAAATTTTGCTCATCTTTCTTCAAGTACTGGAAAAGGGGACCCTCGGAGAAATTGTTTATTATATACATTATATATTTAGCTAAAGTCGTAGGAAGAGGTGTGGCGCTGCATTTTTCTATTGCTAGAACTTGATTAAACGAGTCATATAAACACTTTGTACTTTCAACAATATCGTCTTCAGTTTCAATGAACAATCTATGCGTTGGATCATATTTGTCTCTGCTCTTTGTAGTCAATCTGCCAAATTTGAAAAATACAGACTTATCATCAATTTCTTCTGTGTTTGCCATAATCCATTCAATGCCTTTACGGACATAAGCACTTGGACGCAACTTAATAATCTCAAGAAGTAACTTGCCTCTGTCTAATTCAAATAGTGTTTTCTGGTCCCTTTTATTGACAAGCTTCAGTCTGAAAAAATAAAATCTATCCATAAATTTTCTCCTGATCCATTTTTTTAGTTAATACCTCCTTAAAAATGCCACCGTCAATCATAAGGCGTAGGTATAGCAGTGAAAATTTGCCATACGACCCAATAAACAGCCTCTTATATTCCAATCGGCTCATCCGTCGGTCCGCCGCCGTCGTTCTCGGGATGGACGTGATGCACCAGCGACACCCCGCCCGTGATGTGATCCACGTCCGCCCGGGACGTCCCGGTAATATGCAGATTCCCACGCCAGACGCCTTCGCAATCCGCCCCATCCTCGTCGCCGCCCAGGTCCCAAACGGGGGCGTATAAGCCCATGCGCTGGCTGGCGCGCAGGCGGATGCGCGCCGCCGTCATGTCGATTTCGTCCTTGGCCCGGACCTCCAGCTTGTCGCATTCGATGGCCACGACCTTGTCCTGCTTCAGGGTGATCTTGGCCCCGGCCTGGTTGTAGACGCAGACCTCGCCGCTTTTAAGCGCCTGCACGCGGTAGTTGCCGTGTTCGGTGGCCACGATGACGCTGTGCGCGGTCTTGCCCCCAAGGGGCAGCACGATGCACTGGCTGCCGGCCGGGGGCGCGCTGGTAAAGCCGAACTGCTGGAAGACTTCGGAAGCCTGCAACTGCTCGCCGGCCAGGCCATCGGCCTGCAACAGCTGCACGCCGGGCGTGGTGTCCAGCGCCGTGAGAACGGCCCGAAACCCCAGGCGCACCCGGGACAAGGCGCGCGCGATCTTGGCGTCCACACGCCGCAAAAAATCGTTGCTCATGACAAATCCACCGAGTGTCCTTTCTAGGCCTTGTTTTTCCTTGTGCCCTTGCCGCCGGTCTTGGCCAGCTCGGGCAGCCAGACGCCGTCCTCTTTGAGCGTCAGCTCGGTGACGCCGCCCTTGTCGCGGCCGCCGAGGAACGTGCGGCCCATGAGGAAATAGGTGGCATCCAGGCCATGGGGCTCGCTGACCAGCCGCACCCGCTGGCCAGGCGTCCAGGGCTTGCCGCTTTCCCCCTGTCCCGTGACGCGATGGCCGCGCACCAGGGCGGTGAGGGTCAGGCCCTCCAGCCGCGAATCCATAAGCGCCTTTTGCGCCCGGCGCTTGGCCTCGGCCGCGCCGTCGCAGTCGCCGGCGACCAGAATGCGAGGCCGGTAGCCCGGCACGTCCGGGTCGGTCTCCCGGTGCTGGATGTTGTGTTGGCCGTCGGCCGTCTCGGTGCCGTGGGACTGGCCCAGCACGGTCACCTCGCTGTAGCGGCCGGACACGTCTTCGGTCACGGCAAGCGACAGGACGTTGTTGCCTTGCCCGTCCAGGCGCATGACCAGCGTGACCACGGGCACGGCGGCGTAATCCGGGCCGCCGACCACCAGCGTGCCGTCTGGCTCGAACCAGGCCCAACAGCCGTTGGCTTCGCAGGCCTGCCCCAAGGCGTCCCAGGCGGTCATGCCCGGCTCGATCTCCACCTTCTCTCGCGCGCTTACGACGTCCACCCGGATTTTCGAGACCCCGAGCGGCCGCACGGCCAGGTCCACCACTTCGGTGAGCGTGACCTTGCGCCGGGTGAAGATGGGGGCCGAGCAGTCCACCAGCACTGCCGCGCCGTCGCGGCCGGAAAGCGTCAGGGCGTGTTGGCCCTTGGCCACCTCGCGCTCGATGCGGTCGATGCGGCCGGTCAGGACCACGTCCTGGCCCAGGCAGGCCTCCATGGCCGCCCAGGGCCGCACCGTGGCCGGAATCCTGTCCGCCGGGATGCCGAGCGTCACGCGCCAGGCGTCGGCCGGGGTGATCAGGTGCGACTCGATGCGGTAGCTGGTCCAGTCCCGGTGCTCCCGGCCGGCCACGCGGAGGGTGATGCGCTCGTCGGCGGCGTCAGCTGGCGAAGCCATAGAGCACTTGGCCTTGGGCCACGAAATTGGGATTGCGCAGCCCGGGATTGAGCCGGGACAGCTCGGCGGCGCGCGTGTGGTCGGCGTAGAGCCAGTGGGCGAGCAGCCGCAGGTTGCACAGGCCCGGCGCGGCGTGGGTCACCAGCGGCGGGTGCAGGTGGATGACCGTGGCCCCGAGCTCCTGGATGGAAAGCGCCGCCGTGCGCAGCCGCTCGACCACCGGGTAGGCCTGCCCGGTGGGCAGCACCAGCCGGTGCTCGTCCATGCAGTCCTTATAGCGTTGCCGCGTCGCGCCCACGATGGCCTCCACCTCGGCCGGGGTGAGGGTCGGCTCGGCCGCGTCCTCGGCCAGGGCCGCGGCGGCGGCATTGCCCATGGCCACGGCCCGCTCCAGGTTGCACACGGCCGCCGCCATGGCCCAGGCCTGGCCGGTGGCGCTGGAAAGGTCCGCCTCGGGCGCGGCGCTTTCCGTGCCGGGCGGGGGTACGACCACGCTTGGCCGGGCGACGGCCGCGCCGATAAGCGGCCCGGAGACCACGCTCCCGGCATAGCGCGCCGGGTCCAGACGATAGGCCGAGGGACTCCCGGCGGCCGTCAGGGGTAGGCGCGGCAACTTGTCCGAGATGGCCGCCAACCGGGCGAACCGGCCGAAGGTGGCCGCCGGAAGGTCGCCCAGGTCGGTCACGGCGGCGGTCACGGCCCGGGCCTCGGAAGCCAGGGCATGCGGGAGGGCCAAAAAGTCGGAGGCCACCGCCCGGGGAAGCCCGGCCAGGTCCCTGGCCAGGTTGGTGACGGAACGGACCGCGCCCAGTGTCTCGCCCCGGACGTAAGCCGCGAGCCTGACCGGCACCGTGGCGGCCCAGGCGGCATAGCCGGCCCAGGAGGCCAGTGTGGCCAGGGACAAGGCGCTTTGCTGGTCCCCGGCCAGGCTCGCCGCTTGGGCCGTGGCCGTGGCCGGCTTGTCGAAAAAGGGGATGTCGGGGCTTGCCTCCATGAAGGCCAGCTCCATCTCGGCATAGTCCGGCTGGTCCTCGTTGTGGTCCACGCGGTAGCTGGCGCAGGCCATGGTCAGGGAGCCGAAGACCGGGTGGATGAGCTCCCCCTTGCCGGGCGTGTCCAGGGCGGCGATGAGGCGGGTTACGGCCTCCTCGTAGTCGTCGCCCCAAAAGACGGCCCGGAAGGCGACCTTACGCGGCCGGCGGCCCATGTCCTCGATCTCCGCGCCGTCGCGGTACGGGTATTCGTGCTGCACCAGCGCCCGCTCCGCGTTGTCGCTCACGGTGATGACGTCGAAGGGCACGCCGCGGAAGGAAGCGGGTAAAAGCGAATCGCGCCAAGCCATGACTACTCCCTTTTGGCGTCGGCCGTATTGTAGTTGTTCACGACCCGGGCCATCTCATGGCCGTCGACATGGAGCACGGATTCCAGGTGTATGGTGCTCCTGTCTTCGACCACGATGCGTTGCGCATCGTTCATGGCCTGGCCGGAGAGTCCCCAGGCTTTGTGCGCGCCGTGGAGGACGCGGGAAGCGTCCTGTCCCGCCTGGTCGCCCCATATCCACTGGCCCGTGTCGCGGCCCGCCTTGCCGCCCATCATGTAGCCACCAATCCCGCCGAGGATCATGCCGATAAACGTTCCCACCCCGGGGGCGACAGCGGTGCCAGCCATCGCGCCGACCTTCGCGCCCGCGATGGCAAAGGCGGTCTCGCCGGCGGTTTCGGCATGGCGGATATTTTTCTGGGCACGCGACAGCGTAGGATTCGCTTCCGTGGCAAGCGCTTCCGCGCCGGCCACCAAAAGGGGCACGCCTCGCAGCAGATTCTTGCCAGCGCCCTTTGCGATGGCGGCGGTAAGGCCGCCTCCCCCTCCGCCGGCGAAAAGACTGAAGGCGCCGGCACCCGCGAAAGCCTCGGCAACCGCGCCAAGGCCCGTGGCCGCCTCGGTGGCCAGGGTGGTCAGAGTGGGGAAGCGCTGGGCCAGATCGGTGGCCGCGTCCGCCACGGCCTTGAGCGGCCCGGACACGTCCTGCAACATGCGGGACCGTGCGATCTCGGCCTCGTTGGCCGTGCTTTCCATGCGCGCGCCCGTGGTGGACCGGTAAACCTGATAGGCCTTGTCATTCGTGCCCCGGGAGTTCCGTATCTGTTCCAGGACGTTTTGGATGGAGTCTTTTTGGTTGTTCGCCGCGATGAGGGCTCGCAGCGCCTGCCGGTTCTGAAAGACCTCGCCCACGGCCGAGGCATTGGCCAGGTCGGCCATGTCGGAAAGAATCCGTCTTTTCTCGTCGCCCTTGGCGGATGCCAAACGCTTTTGCAGCGCCTTGTATCGCGGGTCCCTGCTCGCCATCTCCTTGTCAACCAAGTTGGCGATGGCTTCCAGGGGGAGCATGCCCTGTTCCCGCGCCCGGGTGAGCGCGCCGTTCAGGTCGATGCCGAGCTTGGAGAAATTCTCTTGCGTGCCCTGGGAGTTGAGATTTCGCAGCAGGTTGGCCAGGTCGCTGCCGGCCTCGTCGCCGCTGCCGGCGGTGACGGCCGCCACCTGGGCATAGGCGAGAATCTGCTCGAAGCCGGCCATGGACCGCATGCCCGAGCCCGAGGCCATCAGCTTGGGCAGCCACTTGGCCGAGTCCCGCAGCGCGAAGCCGCCGGCCTGTCCGGCGGCCATGGCTTTGTCCAGGGCCTGGCCGGCCTGTCCCTCTGTGAAAAAGCCCTGTTGCATGCCCTGGATGACAATCGCGGCGATTTCTCTGGGACTCGTTCCGGAAGCGGTCGCGGCCTTCTGAATAGTCGGAAGAAGCCGTTTGGCCGCGTCGACCTTGACAGCTCCCGAGGTCAGCATGGCGTCCAGGGCTTCGGCCGCCTGGTCGCGATCGCCGCCGCCTTGGCGCAGGGCCGTGTTGACCGCGTCCGCCAGGCCTTGCATGCCTTTGATGCGGCCGGCCACGTCGCGGTCGGCGTACGCGGTGTTGGCCATGAGCGCCAAGCGCTTCTCGAAGGCAACAGGCTTGGCCAGCGCCCGGCCGGCGACCATGGCCCCGGCGGTGACGCCCGCGCCGGCTTGGCCGAAACCTTTGACCGTATCCAGGGCGGCCCGACCGGCCGTGCCCACGCCGCGCAAGGCGTCGCGCAGGCGCTTGCCGGCCCGGGCCGCCTGGTCAAGGCCGTGCAAGGCCTCGTAGGCCATGGCGCCCACGGACTTGACCGCGCCGCGGGCCCAGCCGATGTCCGAGACTGCCCGGGCCGCCTGGCGCGCGGTTTGCCCCAGGCCGGCCATCTCGTCGCTCAGGCGCGTGACGACGGCGATTTCCGTGGAGTTGTCCATGGGTTACGCCTCCCGCCCGCGACGGCGCGGCACGATGCGCCGACCGTTGCCGGTATCGGCGCGGCCGGTCAGGATGGCCAGATAGGTTTCCGCCTGGGGCATGGTCATGGCGCGGATGTCTCCTAAGGTGAACGTTTTGCCCGCCAGCGCTACTTCGAGGAGCCGGAAGTCCCGGAGTCGGCGCTCGCGGGCGCGAGCTTTCCCCGCAGGGACTCCTCGGCCGCGGCAAGGGGCGTGTAGTCGCTGTAATGCAGCCCGGCCAAAAGACCGGGGGTGATGGCCTCGGGCGCAAGCGTCCCCAGGCGGGTGAGCGCCCGGGACCAGATGTAGCGGGACAGGCGCGCCGAACAGGCGTTTTCCGGGGCGTTTTCGATGGCCCATTCCATGTCCTCGATGGTGGGCACGCGCATCTCGAAGTCCTTGTGCAGCGCGCCGGCGGCGTCCTTGTAGCCGACCAGCAGCTGTCCGGCGACGGTCATCATGGGCTATTCCTCCACCTTGTTGAGCGCGAGCAGCTTGATGTCGAGGCGCGCCTCGTTGTCCACGGTGTACTTGCCGCCGACGCTGATCACGGCGCAGTCCTGGTAGCTTTCGCGTTTGCCGCCGTCGGTGACGGGATAAATGGTCAGCTTGGCCCCTTCGACGCTCGACCAGTCCAGGGCGTCGTCCTTGGGCACGGCGGTGGTGACGGTCAGCTCCCAGGTCTTGACGCCCTGGTGGTAGCCCAGGGCGCGGCCGGTGCGGTTCATGGTTTTGACGACCTTGCGGCCGGCGTCGTGTTGTTCGTCGAACTCGATGACTTCGTATTCCCGGCCGTCGATTTCCAGTACGACGGCTCCGAGGTATTCCTTTAACGCCATGATGATTTCCCTCCGTTAGAGCAGCAGGTCGATGCGACCGGCGAAGACGTGCAGGCCATTGACGACGTCGGCCGGGATGGCGGCGTCCAGCCGGTTGGGGTCCTGGCTGTCGCGCTCCACGATGAGCGCCGGCAGGTTGGCCTTGACCTCTTCCACGATCTCCAGCTCCTCCAGCTTGTAGAGCACGTCGATAAGCTCCGAGCGCACCTTGGCCGCCGTGCGGGTGGTCAGCTTTTCGCGCGGGAAGCGCAGGCTGATGCGCTCGCGGCAGGCCGTGCGCACGTAGTCCAGGGTGCGGATGGTGGTCAGGTCGAGCAGCGCGATGTCCTCGATGCCTTGCGGATCGCGGGTGTAGGTGGTGATGGCCCGCACGATCTGGACCACCTCGCCGGGGCCGACTTCCAGGGGCGTCACGCCGTTATACAGCGCGGACTCCTGTTCCATGCGGCTCAGGCGCTTGGGCACGGGCGGCACGGCCACGGGCGGGAGCGCCAGGGTATTGAGCGGCCGGGCCGGGTCTTCCTCGCCGGCGATGACGGCGGCGTAGGCGGCGGCCACCACCCAGGCGGGCGAGGCCGTGCCGGGCAACAGCGCGCAGGTGATGCGGCCGCTGTTGATCTGCCCGGCCAGGGTGGTGGCCTGGGCCAGGGTGCCGGTGTGGGCGTAGACGCCGATGGCTCCGCGCTGCTCCAGGGCGTGGCTGACCGCGTCCAGATGCGAACGCAAGGCGGTCAGCTGGGCCTGGCCGCTATAGGGCACGGCGATGATGTCGTGGCCGTCGGCGAACACGGCGGTCAGCCCCGGGGCGATGTCCGGGTCCACCGCGCCGCCGGCCATGGCCGAAAGCTCCATGGCCAGGCCGTTCACGGCCAGGGAGCAGGCCAGCGTGATGCCATTGCCCGTTTCGCCCTTGTTGCGCGCGGTCAGGGTCACCACGCCGTTTGCGGCGGCGGCCGTCACGGGCAGCGTGCGGTTGGCGTTGACCTTCGCGGCCAGGGCGTCGGCCACGGCGGCGGCGGTGTCGCCGAGAGCGGCCGCGACCTGGAGGAGCTGCGCGCCGATGGTCAGGTTGACCACGCCGATGCCGGCGGACGTGCCGGTGAGCGTCACCGTGCCGGTGGCGGCGACGCCGGCCGCGTCGCCTGGCACGGTGACGACTGTCAGGCGCAGGTAGGGGTTGGCGGTGATGGCCGCGCGCACCATCAAGTGGGCCAGGGAGCCGGTGCCGAAAAGCGTGCGCGCTTCCTCGTCGGAGAAGACCTCCACGGGGGTCAGCGTCGGCTGGCTGCCTTCGGCCGTGCCCTGGGCCACGATGCACATGCGCTGCACGTTGGCCGGCAGGGTGCGCACCGCCAGCTTGGTGTTGAATTCAAAGTATTTTCCGGGCTTGCGGATGCTCGCCGGGAGCGTGTCGAACGAAATGTTGGGGCTTGCCATCACGCCTCCTTTTTCTTCGCCGTTTTGGGCGCGGGTTTGGCCGTAGCGGCCTTGGTGGTGGTCTTGTCGGACGCCCGCGGCAGCAGGTCGCCGTCCGCGACGCGGCGGCGGTAATAGGCGCTGTCCGACACGGCCACGGCGGTGTCCTCGGTGATGTGGCGGCGCGGCATGCCCTCCATGGGCACGCGCAGGCCGGGCGCGGCGCGCACGGTGATGGTGGTCACGGCTTGTCTCCTTGTAATGCGACCAGGTCGGCGGCGTCGGGCACGCCGTCGTCCGGCAGCAGGTGATAGTTGAGCCCCACGCGCTCCAGCAGGGGCGGCTCCGGGGCATCCGGTTCGCGCAGGCGCAACGGATAGACGGTGTGCCATTCCAGGGCGAAGGCGGACACGGCCTGGCTTCGCAGGCTGGCGCTCACGACGGTGCGGGCGCGACCCGGCGTGAAAGGGTCGATTTCGAGCCCCAGGTCCTGCCCGGTCAGCAGCCGGCGCACGTCCGCGATCATGCGGTAGGTGCCAACGTTGCGGCCGTCGCCCTGGCGGGGGGCGGCCTCGGAGCGGAGGTTTCGCGCCCCGACCATGACCACGAAGGTGGCCGGGATATGCCAGACGTCCTTGGCGGTATTGATCGCCTTGCCCGGGCCGTCGTGGTCGAAGGCGACCCACAGGGCCGGAAAGCGGCGCACCACCTGTTCGAGGCCTGCGTCGAACTCGCCGCCGTAGGTGGCGATGGTCGGCTTGTAGGGCAGGGCCGCCGCCGCGAGGCGGTGCTTTATGGCCTCCTCGATGACGGCGATCACGCCTTGTCCTCCGCGACCGCCTGCCCGGTGGACGGGGACTGGCCGGGCAAATCGGCCTTGTCTTCAGCCACCCGCGTCAGCCACTCGAGGGCCTGCCGGTAGCGCTCCAGGATCGTGTCCGTCTCGCTGGCCAGGCCCCCGGTCAGGCGATAGCGGGCGATGTCGCACACGGCCGCCGTCAAGACCGGCGGCACGGGATCGGCCACGGGCACGGCGTAGCGCCGGGCCAGGTAGCTGTCCGCCTCGGAAGCGGCGCGGGCCAGGGCGTTCTCGGCAAGCGCCGCGTCCACCGCGCCGGTATTGTCCCGGTCGGTGATGGCCAGCAGCTCGTCCGTGCCGAAGGCGGCCGTCATGTCGTCCAGACTGGCGTACATTTACTTGTCCTTGGGCTGTGGGGTCTCGGGTTTGGGGGCTTTTGCCGCGTTGCCGCAGGCAAAAGCCCCATCTGCGGCCCGGATGTGGGCGCGGGCGATGCGCGCCACGGCAATGGCGGCCGTGGCGTGGCTTATGGGAGAGTGGAAAGCGTTGCGCATGTCCGCCACGCTAGTGGCGGGAGGGGGATGCGCGATAGGTGAAGGGGTTCAGATGAAAATAAAAGGCGACCAGAAGGTCGCCCATGCGATGGCGCGGGAGGAATTTGACTAGATCAAGACAGATCGACTAATGTATTATTGTCATAGCAAACTTTAATCGTGAATGTAATGGTGGCGCCTGCAGCATGGACAGCCTTTTTGATTTTGTCCCGGATCGTTCGTATGGTTTGCTCAGAAAAGGTCGAAGGGGTCCAAAAAAGTAGTCCATTTCTCTCGAATTTGAAGGAAGCGCATCATAATTCTTGCGGATTTCGGCTCGAATTTCAGCCGCCTTTTCTTCCGTTTCCTTAGAGTTGCTTGCGGGATGTACCGCATAAGCAATAAAACCACTAAAGAGAGATGTGGGGGGAGACCTTTTTTCAGTCAGATCAAGGATGTTAGACGCTTTGTTCATGATTTTAACCGCATATTCCCCGTTAGTCCCCCGTTAAAATCCATCCTCCCCCCGTCGCCCTAGCCTCGTCCCTCCAGCACCCTTTGCAGCGATTCTAACGCGGGTTTCTCGATTTCCGCCTCGTCCGGCGGCCAACGCCAAAAAAGCGCCTCGCCGGGACCTTGCCCCAGGGAAAGGGGCGTCCTGCGGCGGGCGCTGCCGTACTGGCCTTTCCTGGCCCCGAACCGGTGCGTGGGGGGCTCACGTCGGCCGTTCCCACCTGGCGAAGTCCGGGATGGTTTTGTTGAAGCCGCCGGCCAGACTGGCCAGCATATCGATCTTGACCGCCGCCGCCATCTCCAGGGGCGGACGCTCGTGCGCGGAGGCCGTCCGCTCGGCCGCGATCGTGTCCTTGCCGTGGGCTATGGCTACCAGCCCATCTTGGCCTTGATGTATTCCACGGCGATGGCCACCACGCCGCCGGCAATGGTGCCGGACACTCCGCCGGCGATGGCCGCCCGCCGGTCCACGGCATCGATCCGCGCCGCCATCTTGTCCATCTTCGCGTCGATACGCCGTAACAGGGCCAGTTCCGTGGACTGCCCGGCCAAGTCGTCGCTCATGCCTTTCCTCCTTCGATAAGTCGGTCCAGCTTGGCTTCGATGGCCTTCAGCCGGTCCAAGGTTTCGGTGCGCATCAACAGGTAATCGTCGCGACGCACGCAGCCGTCCGCCACCCGCTCCCGCAAGGCCGCCACGTCGGCCTCGTGGCCCTTGAGCGCATCCTGCAAGTGCTTGATCCACAGGCCGCCGAAAAAGGCGATCAGGCCGAGCAGCACGTTGACGGCCATGGGCACCCACACGGCGGCGTCCATCAGCGGTTCCCGCCGTCCGTGGCCAGGTCGATCAGGGCGTTTAGCTGCGCCTCCATGGCTTGCGCGCGCGTCCCATAGTCGCGGATGTGGGCCAGGATGTCGGCCGGGGTCACGGCGCGGCGCGGTCGTAATCCGGGGTGAGCGGCCGGGGCGGCGTCGGGCGCTCCAGCAACTGGGGCGGGATCTGCGGCTTGGGGCACGGCACCATCACCGGTGTCACCGGAACCGGGGGCGGCGGCACCGATGGCCTCGTTGTACAGGCGCACAAACTCAGGGCCGAAAACACAATCAAGGCCAGCAGTCGCATGGGGGATTCTCCTTGTGATGCTTCTGATTTTGGCCGCGCTTTGGCGCTTGCTCCGGTCCAGCCTCGCGGCAAGGGCATTGGCCCGGCTTTGGGTCGCTTCCAGCTCCTGGCGGGCCTTGCGCTCGGCCTCGGCCCAGGCTTTCGCCTGCTCGGCCTTCCATGTCTCGGCCTGAGCCTTGAGAGTGGCCACCTCGGCCAGCCTGGCGGCATCGGCCCGGCCGTAGCCGATGCGGTAGCCGGCCCCGAAAGTCAGGACGCAGGCGAGCATCCCAGCCACGGCACCCAGCACCCACTTATTGAGCAGCAGTGACATGGCACACCCCCTGGCCCCAGCCGGCCCGGATATAGAGTGGTTCGAGCGTCCCCAGGATGCGGCGGGGATAGCCCCGGTTTTCTTTCCAGGCGGCGGCTGCGCGGCCGGCGTTAAAACGCTCGACGTGGTCGAACCAGATTAACGGGTCCACGCCGTTTCGCCCGGCAAGCGCCTTGTCGCGCCGCACCCAGCCCAGGCCGCCGTTGTAGCCGGAAAGGGCCATGGCCATGCGCTGGCAGCCGTCCTGGGCCGTCACCCGGTCCCACAGCCACTTGTCGTAGGTTGCCAGGGCGCGAAGCGCCCAGCCCGGGTTGAAGGGATCGTTGGCGGCCAGCCCGGGCACAAGCCCGGCGATCCACTTGGACGTGGACGGCATGAACTGGGCCAGGCCGCGCGCGCCCACCGGGGAGACGGCATTTTCCCGCCAGCGGCTTTCCTGGTGCACCTGCGCGGCGAGCGTCGCGACGGGCGCGGCAAGGCCGAAGGCGTAGCGGCCGCACCGGGTCAGCTCGGCCCGGTGGCGCAAGGCATTGGCCGGGATGGACTCGGCCCGGGCCGCCACAAGGGTGAAAAGGAGCACGGCCAACGCCCCGGCGGCGAAGCCCGCGCCCCACAGGAACCCTGTGAAGAAGTGCTTGCAGACAAAGCCCGAGGCCGCTTCCGCCCGGGCGAGCCAGGCGTCGGGGATGCGGCCGAGCATGTCGGCCAGGAACCGGCGCACGGCTACAGCCCCAGGCACACGGCCAGCATGACGCCGAGCACGATCAAGGCGCGACGCAGCAGCGCGGCGGCGAAGATGGATGCGTAGCCCGGCACCACGGCGTAGTCGGCCTCGTCGTCGGGGTAGGCGGCGTCGTGGGCGCGCCATTCGCGGGCCAAGTAGCCGTCCGGCCTGGCGTAGGGAAACAGCCAGCGGTCGAGCCAGTAGCCCACGTAGCCGGCCAGCAGGACCAGCGCGAGCTTGTAGAGCATGACCGGCAGCTGCACCGGCGACACAACGGACAGCGCCGCCACTAGCAACGCGGCCGCCACGGAACAGGCGAGCAGACGCGGGGAATGGAACTTGTGGGACATGGACGCCTCCTTGCATTGCGGTTTGGAGGCGCAAATGGAACCGCCCCCGGACGCCGCCTATGCTAGGCGGCGCACCAGGGGCGGTGATAGGTGAAGGGATTCAGTCTATTCCGTGCCGTTTGACATAAGGAGTCCCAGCCCGACGTTGGGCACCAACTGCGCAGCACACTTTACACCATTCACACGAGCAACCCGTTCTTTTCCATCAAGAAAATCACCAGGATTGTCACCTAATAAAGCCTTGTATAATTTATGTAGGCCGTCTTCTTTGACCTCAGGATTGATAAGCTTTCCCATGAGCTTTGTAACAAATCCAGCGGCTAGAAACGCATCCATGGCAGATGCCGCATTTTTATTCCACTGTACGAGAAAAACAATCTCTTTAACTTTTCCCGTATCCTTGCTTAGCGCTATGTGTGACGTGGTCAACGGAGTAACATCTTTTCCGGATTTTGTGATTATTTTTTTAGATGGCTCCATTTCGATGGATATAACTGCAGATTCTAAGGCTTTTATTTTTGCATTCTCTATTGGTGTCTTGAAATATCCATTATTTTCATTCGCGGCTACACTAATCGACTGCACTATATTCCCGCCGTGCAATCTCGCCATGGGATTTGCTTCAACCGCCCAAACTTTCCCGCATAAAGTCACCCACAAAGCTATTACCAATACTGCCAAACGTTTCATGTTTCCCCTCCGTTAAACTAACCGGAATTGGTCCTCTGGCTTTACCGGAACGGTCTTGAGAATGAGCCAGATACGCCTATCTGAAAGTTTATACCGCCGCGCTAAGTGAAAAACAACCTCGGCCGACGACCGCCCCTTGTTGGTCTCGGCCACGAAATACGCGTTGATCTCCGCATCCCGGACCGCCTGCAAGGCCGCCGCGCACCGGGGCACGTACAGTTCGCCGCCGCCGAAATGCGCCACCAGCGTGTCCGCCGCATCCTCGCCTACCACGTCGGCCAGCATGTTGTAGCGTTGCTCGCCCAGCTTGGTTTGCCGTTTGGGCACGGGGAAGGTGGTGCCGCCCAAGGACCGCACCAGGAGCACTGCCTTTGGCAGGCCGATCAGGTCCACCAGCTCCTGCACGGACGCCGGCAGGTTCTGCTGCTCGCTCATGCCGGCCTCCCATGGCGCGCTGCGTCGCGCGAAAGCGCCGCCAGCACGCCGCGCGCCTGCTCGGGTGTGAGCCATTCCAGCTTTTCCACGCCGAACATGCGCTTGGCGATGCCCCCGGCATAGCTCCAGGGCCGCTTGGCTTCGGCCAGCAAGGCCTCCATCTTGTCGATATATCCGGCCGCACCGGGGACCGCCGGCTTGCGGCGCGAGGGCTTCTTGGCCGGCTCCTGCCAGCCGAGGGTCCGCAGGTAGGCGACCACCCGCACCAACTGCGGCACGGTGCAATCGCCGGCGCTTTCGTGTTCGGTCAGCCGCTCCAGGACAGCGCGGTAGCTGGCGTCATCCAAACCAAGATCTTTCTTGGCGATATGGATTTTGGCCAGCAGGCTTTTACGGGATTCGGGACGCATCTTTTTCTCTTTGGCTGCTCATCAGGCCCGGGCCGCCACGCCCGGACGACCGCCCACGCGGGGCGGTTTCGCTTAGATCACACCGGCGATGAGGCGTTGCGCCTGCCGGACGTAGGACGTGCCGAGCTGGCCGTCCCGCATGGCCTTGGTGAGCAGGCCGGACAGGGCTTCGGCCTGCTTTTTCCAGAAAAGCGCCTGGCTTTCGGCGCTCTTGAGCGCCCGCATGGGCACCTGCCGTTTTGTATCGGGCATGCCTGTTCCTCCGGCCGACCTACGGCCAATCCTGATTGCAGTATTCCACCAGCCGGATGCCGGCGGCGGCCACCGTGGCCGCGACCTGCCGCGTCTCGGTCTCGCGCCCCTGGATGCCGCTGCGCAGGGCACGCAACCCGTTTCGGGCCAGGCCGCGCGCCAGCGCCGTGGCGTCCTCGGCCGTGGTCGCGGGCGGCATGCGGCGCAGCTCCTCCCGCACCTCGATGGGCAGCGCGTCCATCACAGCGCCGCCAGGTCCAGGGCGATGGGGGTGTAGGAGCCGTCGTCCTGGCGCTCGTAGACGCGCAGGAGCTTCTTGCTGCCCACCACGCGCAGGCTGTCGGCAATGGCCTCCATGGCCTCGCGCCAGCGCGGGTCCTGGATGTCGAGACGCCGCAAGCCCAGGATCGCGCCGGTGTTGACCCGGCCTTCCTTGTCCACGGCAAAGGCCTGGTTGATGATGGCCTTGATCTCGTCGGGGCTGCCCTGGGTCCATTCGGTCAGGCACTCGTCGATAAGCGCCTTGGCCGCCTGCAAGCGCTCGTCAAAGGCCAGGTGCTCGCTGATCTGCACCTGCACCTTGTAGCGGCCGTCGAAGCTCAAGAGCGAAAGATTGCCCTTGAGGCCGCCGCGCCTGGCCCCGTACTTCTCGGCCGAAAGGTCGGCGAAAGCCTGGATGTCGCCCAGGGTGTTGGCGCGGAAATCGCGCATGGCCATCTGCACGCCCTTGGCCGTGGCCACGATGTTGCGCGTCAGCTCGTCGCGCAGCTTGTCCACTTCCTTGACCTTGGCGGTGGGGATAAGCCGCCCCTTGGCGTCTTCCATGTAGCCGTCGGGAATCGCCGTAGCCGTCGTCATGCCGTTTGCTCCTTTCCGGCCGCCCGGGGCCGGTCGTTGACGTTGGTTTTGGGGGCCACCCGGTGCGGGCAGGTCTGGCAGGCCCGCCACAAGCGCAGGGCCGCCGGGCTGGACGTGGGCATCCTGTCGCCGTTGTCCGCGCATTCGCCCGGCGTCACTTCCCGGCCGAGATGCGGGCAGACCCGATGCCCGAGGATGGCCAGGACCTTGGCGGACAGCTTGTCCGTGCCTCCCGGATACTTGCCGGCCAGGGCCAGGCTGATGGAGGTGCGCGAGTAGCCCAGCCGCCGGCCTGTGGCCGCGATGGACGTCCGCGCCGCCTCGGCGGCCAGCAGCGCCAGCCAATCAGCGGACATGGCCAGCCTCCAGGGCGATGCGGCCAAGCTCGAAGACCTGGCCGGTGTTGCAATCCGTCAAGCGTCGGGTTTGGGTGTTGAAGGCCGGGGCTTCGGGGCCGCTGATGCGGTCGCGGCGCAGCCGCCAGCGCTTGACGCCGCCTTCGCCGCGACGGGCAAGCGGCAGCAGATAGCCGGCCGTCTCCAGCGCTGCGAGGTAGCGCGTCAGGTTGCGCTCCGGCTCCTTCTCGCTGCCGTCGCACAGCATGGTGAGCAGGTCGTCGAGGCTGAAGCCGTCGCGTATGCTCATGGCGCGCCAGGCCTTTTGGCGCAGGGATAACGCGCGTCGGCTCGGGGCAGCATTACCGCAGGGACCGGAAGTAATCTCCCGATCCTCGGCCAGAAATTGCCGGCCCTTGTCCGTGATCTGGTGCATGCCTTCGGCCGATAGGATGAGCCCTTTGCGCCGCAGACTTTCCAGGCAAAGCCGGGCGGCCTCGCGGGTCTTTCCCAGGCGGGCCGCGATCTGCCGCGTCAGCTTGGGGCCGTCCGCCAGGGCGTTAAGGATCGCCAGCCCTGACCAGGCCATCTAACGGCCTCCGGCGGCGCAGGCGGTGCGGTTCGGACCGGCGACGCCGATGCGGACCATCTTGGGCGTGCGGCTTTGCCAGTCGAAAGCCAGCGGCGCGCCTTCCAGGTCGGCCACGTCCACCGTTTTCAGGCCGTTGAGTCTGGCCAGGCGCTCCACGGCCGCGATGACGTTTAAGGCCTCGCGCATGCGGCCGCCGGAGATGCGGTGCACCTCGGCCATGAGCGCCGGGGCCATGCGCACTTCGGAAAGCTGCTCGCAGGCATGGGCCACGTCGACGAGGCTGGCGGGCTGAAACTCCACCACCTGGGCGATGCGGCCGTGAATCTGCTTGTATTTGCCGATTTGCTGCTGGATGCGGTCCATGCCGATCAGCACCACCGTCACCTCGGCCCGGTCGGACAGGTCCCGGATTTTCTCCAGGGCCACGGCCTTGTTGTGGAGCGTGAACTCGGCTTCGTCGATGACGATGGGCAGCTGGGCCTCCACCACCCGCTCCAGCAGGCGGCCGAAAAGCTGTTGCGCCGTGCCCGAAGGGTCCACCTTGATGGCCTTGGCCAGCTCCACCAGGAAATACTTGGGCGTCCAATCCACATTGGCCCGCAAGAACACGGCCCCGGTCTCGGCCGCCCAATGTCCGACGATATGGGACTTGCCGAGCCCCGGCGCGCCGTGCACCAGCATCATGCCGGCCTCGGCCGCGCCGCGCTGCTCCACGGCGGCGATGCCGGCCGTGAAGCGCGAATAGTTCTCCGTTTTGACAAACTGCTTGCGCATGCCTTCTCCCTGTCGGTCTATTTGGTTTGCGCCCGGTGCGGGACGTTGCCGCCGTCCCAGGCGATGCCTTCGTAGCGGTAGAAATCGTGGAGGTCGGCGTAGGCCGGCGACCGGACATAGGCGTCCATCCAGGCCTGGTCGCCTTCGGTCCAGCCGTCGCGGTGGCGCATGAGCCAGGTGTAGCGGTCCTGCTCGGACAAAAAGAGGGGCCGCTTCCCGGAGTCCGCCGGGACGACGTCCCGGGGCTCGGGAGCCGGCGGGTCGGGCAACTCGGGCGCTGGCGGCGTGACCGCGTCGGCCACAAGCGTGATGTCCTGCGGCGCTTCGGGGAGCTTCACCGTGGCCCCGGGCGCGATCCGGGCGATCTTGCCGGCGAGCCGGGCCACCTGCCCCTTGGCGCGCCGCTCGCGGGCGGCCTCCACCTGGTTTTTCGGGAAATAGTCGATGCTGTTGCCGTCGAGCCGGGCCGTGCAAATCATCTCGCCCCGGGTGGTCCAGCAGTAGACCTTGGACGCGTCCCAAATGTCGTAGCGCACGTCCACGAAATCGCCGTGAAAGTCGGCCAACGCTTCGGAAAAATAGGTGTTGTTGAAAAGCCGCACCTCGCCGTTTCGCACCTTGCGGGGGATGCCCGGCATAAAAAGCTCGTCGCGGACGGCCTCGGGAACCCGGAAAGGCTCGAAGCCGCGTTCAACGAAACGTTGCCAGGCTTCATTGGGCGAGAGGTGCCGCCGCCGGCCGCTGGTCTGGTCCTCGATCCGGGGCAGGCCGCGATGCGGCGTGGCGTTGTATTCTTCCACACGGGCGAGAAGCGCCGCCTTGAACGCCTCCCAGGTGGGGAGCAGCCGGGAGGCGGCGCGCTTTTTCAGGTCCGCCCGGGTGATCTTGAAAATTTTGTGGGCGGCGTCGCCGTCCATATCGGCATGGGAGCAGGACGGCAGGCGCTTGGACAGCGGGTCGCAAAGGGTCTTGACCGCGCGCTCCATGAGCCCCTTGCCCTGGGGACGGCCGGGAATGGCGCGGACCGCCTCGATGCCCAGGCGGTCGAGCATGCCCGAACCCGGGGTGAGCATGATGTTGTTGACGTAGCCCGGGCCGTTGTCGGTGTAGAAAAGCGCCGGGATGCCGCCGAACAGGCAGGCCATGCGCAAGGCGTCCAGCACCGTGCCGGCGCTTTCGGCCTCGCCGATGGACATGCCCACGCAACGACGCGTGGCCACGTCGAGCACAAAGGTCACCTCGGCCTTGAAGGGTTGGCCATGGATCGGGTGCTGGATTTCGGCGTCAAAGGTGGTGCCGTCGGCGGTGTAGACGTCGGTGGGCCACAGTTCGGCCGTGCTGCGGCGCTTGTGGGGGCGGCGCTTGAGCAGCGCGTTGCCCGTGTCGCGGCCGGCCTCGCGGTCGGGATCGGCCATCTTGGCCAGAAACCGGCGCACGGCGAAAATGGAGGGTGGCATGCCTTCCCAGGCATCCGCGAACTGCTTGTAGGCATCGGCCACAGTGGGCTTTTGCGGTCGCTGCCAGATGGCCAGGAAGGCCGGAGCCCAATCGGGCACACCCATGTCCTGGCCCTGGTGGCGAGGAGCCAGCGCCGCTTCGCCGCCTTCGGCGAACTTCGAGCACCAGTCGTAAAGGCGGCGTCGGGACAGGCCGCGTCCGGCGGCCATGCGGTCGTTGGCCACCTGAATCAGTTTCGCCAGCCGGGGAACCAAGGTCTTGTCCGTGGCCGCCGCAAGCAGGTTGCGGATGGCCTTCTCCTTGCCGACGAGCGGTGTGGCGTGTTCGATCTCGCGCACAAAGGCCAGCCGGGCCAGGGCGGTCTCGCGCTGGTGCCTGGTCAGCTTGGAAAGGGGCGACGGCATGGTGGCCGGAGCCGCCGTCGCGGGCACAGAGACGGTGGAAACGGTGGGCGGGGTGACCGGTCCGGGACTGCCGGCCAGCATGGCGGCGGCAAACGCCTGCCGCACGTCCTCGGGCAACGAGCGCAGGTGATAAAGGCGGCGCTTGCCGCCACGGCAGGCGGATTGTTCAAAGGACCAGGACTCCTTGCCCGCTCTGAGCTGGACCGCGCGTCCGGATTTGCCAAGCGCCCGCGCGATCTCTTTTGCCGTGACCGTATCTTGCATCATCGCAACCGCCTTACGCCGCTTCCTGTCCCTTCATGTCTTCCGGCAACGCCAACAACCGTCCCGGACACCCCACGGCAAGCAGCGCCCGAAGCGCCTTTCTGTTGTTGCGTCTGCCGTGTACGGTCTCCGAAACGATGGAGCGGGCAATGCCGGCCCGGCGGGCGACGTCGGATACCGAAATGTCCCTTTCCACCATCCAGGCCCGGACTTTCCTGCCTTCACGCATCATAATTCCGTCTCACTTTTGCGTTTGCGCACTTTCAAGCGACTGATTTTCCGTTCCGTCCGCGCCCATTCCAGGAGCCGGGCGTGGTCGCCGTCGATGGCCCGCCAGCCTTGCCCATGCGACCGAGCACGCAGTCCAGATGTCGGGCGCTTTGCATCGAACGCGTGGTCCTTGATTCGAAAATTCCCAGGCGTCGGACATTGTGTAACGGTGTCGCCCCTGGTAGCTACGTGTGTAGCGGGTTGACCGTCGCTGCTCGTTTTTAACTTAACGCTTAAAATTGTCAGTCTCAAGCTAAATTTTAAGTTCGGACTTTAAATTTTTCGGTTAGATATATGTTTAACGATTTCCGTCAATTAGCTTTTAACTGAATTTCGAACTTTGTTTCGGAGATGCCCGTGGAAAGTGCGAAGACCTTTGACACAATTTTCATGCGACTTCTGGCCGCGACGGAATCCAGGAGTGAGTCTGATTTTGCCAGGTGTATTGGCATTACGCCGCAGTCTGTTAACGGCGCGCGCAAAAGAGGGAAGGTTCCGCCCGATTGGGTTCAGTCTGTAGCTGAAAAGACTGGCGTTTCAAGCGATTGGTTGTTTTTTGGACGTGGTCCCATGCGCTGGGGCGGCGAATGCGAAGCCTCGCCTCAACTCGCAATGGAGCCAAACCGGGCGGGGGGACTGCGAGCGGGGGACCAGATTGAGCAGGTGGTTGCGGAGGATGATCTGCAGTGGATGGCCCCGGATGCCGCGCCGAGCATGGGATATGCCCTTGTTCCCAAGGTGATGGCGCGATTGGCGGCCGGGACGGGAAGTCTGGAAACGGAAGGAAAAGTAATCGGCTACTACGCGTTCAAGTTGGATTTCTTGCAGCGGAAGGGACATCCAAAGAAGATGGTGCTTATGGATGTCGCCGGCGACAGCATGGAGCCGATGCTTTTTGATGGCGACACGGTTTTAATAGATGAAAGTCAGCGCGAGATAATAGCTGGTGCGATATTTGCGGTCGGCATAGAGCAGGAAGTTTTTGTGAAGTCCCTGCTTCGTGTGCCTGGGAAGCTTGTTTTGCAAAGCCGTAACGAACGCTACGCGCCCATAGAAGTGGATATGAACGGCGACTTGGCCGGCACGGTGCGCATTATCGGGCGCGTTGTCTGGAGCTGCCGCGAGTACGTGCGCTAG